GCATTCGGTCCCGGTGTTTTGCAGACTGAACAGGTGAGGCGGACGTCGGGATATTGCTGCATGATCTGCTGGCCGGACGGATAGATCCCGACGACATGGCCGCAGCTATGGCACTTGCCGGTGATCTGCTCGGGGTGAACGCGGTGCATGTCGGCCAGCCGCATCACGATCAATTCCGGACTGCGCTTGGGTGTGAAGCGCTTGATCCAATTCCACATCATGCTCTCCGCTGGCGCTTGTAGTCGGCGACGGTCTTGGCCCAGTCCTTCGGACGCGGCACGCCCAGCGTCTTCGGCGAGCGCTCGCAGCCGACGCAGATCGGCTCATCGTTGGCGTCCATCGCAAAGCAGATGTCGCCGTCTCTGAGCACGCAAGGCGTCATGTCGGATTTGGCGTAGCGGCAGTGCTTGATGGTCATGGTTTGCGGTCCCGGATCAGGCGGCTGAAGGCTTCCTGTCCTTCTTCCGAGGCGGCCCACTCTTCGGACTCTTCAGGGGATGCGTCGAAGTCGCCAGCCTTCACGCGCTCGCGCAACGCGATGATGGCAGCGCGCCGGTCAGGCAGTTTGTTCGCGGCGACGGCGAGGTCGCCAATGAGCTGCAGCTCGGGCGTATCGAGTGGTGAGAGGAAGTCGTGATAGTAACCGCCGCGCGCCTGCAGGCTCATGTCCATCAGGCCGAGCTTCATCAGTTCATCGGCGAGAAGATCTTTGGTGTGCATCGTCGGAATCCAAATCACGCATACGCATTGGTGCCGCCGAGTATCGGACAGAACGGCCTAGTGTCAACGTGCGCGCGATGTCAGTTATTGCACATTGTAGTTCCGACTTATCGCGCGTGCGATGAAAGGATCTCGATGGCGAACCGCTCGCGCCGGGATGAGTGCAACGGCTGTTGCGGCTCTGGGCTGGAAGGCGAGCGCTGAAGATCGACGGTCGAGATCCCCCGGCAAAACCGAATATGCGAAAAATGACATCGTACCGAATATGCAAAAAATGACATGCGCTGAGCGCATGGGTTTTGGGGTGTCCGAAGCCGTCCATGATTCGGAGTGAATGTGGCGAAGGTATCAAAGGACCGGGGAACCGATGGCTTCCGGAATTCCCCGGTTGTGGTCACGCAAATAATTTTTGAGCCTATAAAACAAGGCTCCGGAATTCGAAAAGTGAATTCCGGGAATTCCGGAAATGGCTTCCGGAATTTGACGAGGAGAATTCCCTCCGGGAATTTTGGGAATTCCGGAAAGGGTCTCCGGAATTACCCTTCACGCACCGCGTGTGCGGGTAATGCTTCCCAAAAGTCCCGGAGGTCTTGCGACATTCTCCGAGGCTTTTTTTCCGGAGTGAGGGACAGGAATGCTGGCAGATCAGTGGTTTGTCGCTCAAACGAACCCGCAGAAAGAGACCTTCGTCGAGGAGCGTCTCGCATCTCTGAAGCCCTATTTGCCGCGATTCAAGAACATCAAAGGACGGGTCGAGCCGGTCTTCCGGAATTACATTTTCATTCCGGGAATTCCGGAAGTGAGCTTGATCACACACACCGTTGGGGTCCGCAAATTACTCATGGCTGACGAGACCACACCCGCGATGTTGCCCGGCAAGGTGATCGCGCATTGGCGATCGAAAGAGCGCCATGGACTGGTCCAGCTCCCGCCGCCTCCGAGGTTTCGCGTCGGCGATCGGCTGACGATCCTGCAGGGATCATTGAAGTGGCGGAACGTGATCTACGCCGGGATGGCTGGACGTGATCGAGAGCGCGTCTTGATCGAGATGCTCGGCCAAACTGTCACCATCATTGTCCCAACTCAGGATCTTGCGTCCGACTTCAAGCCGCCTACCAGAAATCGTTTGCGTTTTCAGCGCGAAACATTTATCCGACGAAACAGCCCGCGCTTATCCGCAGCACATTGCTAGGTCATTTTGACCTACCGTAAGTGGCGGAGCTAAGTTCGCGACGCTGGCTTTTAGCCAGTCGCATCCTCCGCAGAATCTCCGCGCAAAATCGATCGGCGTCTTTCCGAAAAGGCGGTCAATGACCGCCTTTTGATCTTCGGCAGAATCCGAAGCGGCTCCATCCCCTTTCATCGGCTTCACTGAACGAGGCCCTCATGCTGCATCCAACCAACCCAAGATCTTGGTACGGTCTCGGCCGTTGGAAAACACGCGCCCGGTTTCAGCTTCAGCAGCATCCGCTTTGCGCGCATCACCTCGAAAAGGGTCAGGTGGTGAAAGGCGTCATCGCCGACCACGTCGAGCCGCATCGTGGCGACTGGAATAAATTCTGGTTAGGCGAACTGCAGACCCTGTGCCGAACCTGTCATGAGAGCGGCAAGAAGTTTGCCGAGGCCAGAGGCTTCCGCTCTGACATCGGTCCGGATGGCTGGCCTATAGACCCTAAGCACCCAACCTATGGGAACAGGGTCAAGTAGCTGATATTGCTGTGCTATTGGGCTATGTGTGAGGTGTGCTATGGGGCGATGCCCTTGAGCCCTCATGGCCTATGTAACACATTGATATTGCTCATTACTCTACTGATGCTCTGAAAACACAACCTGTGAGAGATAGAGGTTTGTGTGATGTTGAGGGGATACAACCCAATACAACCTGAGTTCCCCTGTCGTAGAAGGTTATGCTAGGCCATTTCGGCCTATAGTTTCCATACAGAAAGCTCAATCATATCAAGGGCTTATGGTGGGATAGGCATACCCCTCGCTCAGGCAGAATATCCTATATCTATCAATGGGTTAGGTGGTGCGCTCAGTGCTGAGAGGTCGAGCCTCTAGGAAGCCCGTGGGTGCGTTGGTTCGATGTGCCATGCCTGATCCTTCAAAGAAATCAAATGAATGCATGGGGGAAGGGGTGGGGGGCACCCAGACCCTACCGGGGCAGGGGGGGAGGTTGCTTTTATTCCTATGGAACCATTTTCCCGCGCGGCGGCGCACCGGGAACAATAGGAAATCCTTCTACGCCGAGCGGTTTTTGCAGGAGGTTTATGCTGTATGCCGAAGGTATCCCCATCCCCCGAAAATATACAACCCGAAGATGTATCGGTGAAACCGATGGTGCCGGGCACTCAACCGGAACCATTGGAGGAGCTTTCGGCCGAAGAACGCACGGAATGGCGCAAATTCGTGGGCCGAATGCCCCCGGATTGGTTCCCCCCAGAGACGTGGCCGATGCTGGCCCAGTTGTGTCGGCATATCTGCCAGTCAAGGTGGGTTGGGCAGTGTTTACAGGAGGTTCGGGCCGGGTTGCTCGATCCGACCGATGACGACGCCCTGACCGCCCTGATGAAGCTGCAGAGCCTCCACGACCGCGAGGGGCGCGCAATGACGGCCCTGATGGTCCGCCTGCGCCTGACCAGCCAGCAGCGGATTCCCGACGCCGACGTCGCCGACAGGACGCGGGAGCGGATCAAGGACGAGCACGTCGAGGAGCCGCCGTGGGCGTCGAGCGGCCGGGCGATCGGGCTGCAGTGATGGATCTGGAGCGGCTGATCCGGGAGCGGCAGGACGAGCTGCGCGGACGGCCCCGCGACTGGATCGATGATGCCTCCGACTGGTGCCGCCGGTTCGACTGGGTCAGCGCCGTGATCATCGCAAGCCCGTTCGTGGCCAGCGCCCTATTGGTGCTGGTGATCCTGACCCTGCCATGACCAACGCCGCCGCCGTGGCCGACGCCCCGCTGACGCCTGCGGAGCGCGCCGAGCGCAACATCGCGTGGTGCGAGAAGTATCTGTTCCTGCCCGAGGGCAAGCACGTCGGCGAGCCGCTGGTGATGGCCGACTTCATGCAGGATGATTTCCGCGCGATCTACGGCAACGAGCATGGCACCCGCCGTGCGATCATCTCCAGAGGCCGCAAGAACGCCAAGTCCGTCGAGTGCGCCGCGATCGTGCTGCTGCATCTGTGCGGTCCGGAATATCGGCCCAACGCCTCGATCTATTCCTGCGCGCAGTCGCGAGACCAAGCCGCCATCATTTTCGACCGCGCTTCGAAGATGGTGAAGCTGTCCCCGGTGCTGCGCCGCGTGGTCAAGATCCGGGAGAGCGCGAAGGAGCTGCGCTGCCCCGGTGTCGGCACGATGTACAAGGCGCTCAGTGCCGAAACCAGTACCGCGTTCGGCCTGTCGCCCGTGCTGACGATCCACGACGAGCTGGGTCAGGTGAAGGGGCCGCGTTTCCCGCTCTATGAAGCGATGGAGACCTCGACCGCCGCGCAGGATGAGCCGTTGACGGTGATCATCTCGACGCAAGCGCCGAGCGACGCGGATCTGCTGAGTATGCTGATCGACGACGCCGCGACCGGAGCCGACCCGCGCACGGTACTGCGCTTCGACACCGCGCCGATGGACGACAACCCGTTCGAAGAGGAAACGATCGCGAAGGCCAATCCGGCGCTGTCGATCTTCATGAACAAGACCGAAGTGCTGGCGATGGCCGAGGACGCGCGACGCCTGCCCGCGCGCGAGGCTGAATTCCGCAATCTGATCCTGAACCAGCGCGTGGAGGCCTCAAACCCTTTCGTCACACCGAGCGTGTGGAAGGCCTGCGGCGGCGACGTCTTGCCGTTCGCCTCTACGACGCCGCTGTACGGCGGGCTCGATCTCTCCTCCGTCGCTGACTTGACCGCGCTGGTGCTGATCGGCCAGCCCGACGCCAAGAAGTGGCACGTCAAGCCGACGTTCTGGCTGCCGAGCGAAGGCCTGATCGAGAAGTCGCGCGCCGACCGCGTGCCCTACGATATGTGGGCCAACCAAGGCTTCCTCGAAACCACGGACGGCAACTCGATCAAGTACGAACAGGTTGCCAAGATTCTGCGCGATCTGTTCAACCGCTACAACATTCGCAAGCTGGCGTTCGACCGCTGGAATATGGCGCATCTCAAGCCGTGGCTGGAGAAGGCGGGCTTCTCGGTCAACATGATCGAGGACCGCTTCATCGAATTCGGTCAGGGCACGCAGTCGATGAGCCCGGCGCTGCGAAGTCTCGAGGAATTGCTGCGCGATCGACAGATCGTTCACGGCAACCACCCTGTCCTCACCATGTGCGCTGCTTGCGCCGTCGTTGAAGGCAAGGACGATGCGAACAGGAAGCTCAGCAAAAACAAGTCGAGCGGTCGCATTGACGGCCTCGTCGCGCTGGCGATGGCTGTCGGGGTGGCGCAACAGATGCGCCCGGTGGACGTTGCGACGCTGATCGCATGAAACCGAAGCCGGGCGAACAAGGGGCCGCGATGTTGGTCACGGTCGGCATCATGATCCTCGTCGCGGTGATCACGGTC